ATACCCACCGTGGTGAAGGCAGTCTTCGTGAAGTTAAGAAGAAGTTGTATCTTGCAATGATGACTGTTAACATTCTAGAAGGGTTGCGTTTCTATGTAAGTTTTGCATGTACATTTGGCTTTGGCGAGTTAAAACTAATGGAAGGATCTGCAAAGATTATTTCATTGATTGCTCGTGATGAAGCACAACACCTAGCACTCAGCACACACGTATTGAAGTTGTGGGCACAAGGCAAAGACGATCCAGAGATGGCCGCGATTGCTAAAGAGTGCGAAGAAGATGTATATGCACTATGGCGTGAATGTGTTCTAGAGGAAAAGGATTGGGCAGCTTATTTGTTTAAAGACGGAAGCATGATTGGTCTTAACACTACCCTACTTAATCAGTATGTAGAGTATATTGCTAATCGTCGTTTGAAAGCACTTAACTTAACTGCTATCTTTGACCAGCCAGTTAACACTAACCCGCTACCTTGGACTACACATTGGTTGTCAAGTTCAGGCTTGCAGGTTGCTCCACAGGAAACAGAAGTAGAATCTTATATTATCGGCGGCATCAAGCAAGACGTTAACACAGAAAGTTTAAAAGGGTTTAGTTTATGATTGAAATATACGGCAAGCCACAGTGCCCTCATTGTGAGGCAGCAAAACGTATGTGCGAATCTCGAGGTTTAAAATATACATACAAACAACTTGATGTAGACTTTACTCGTGAAGAAGTACTAGAAATGTTCCCTGGAGCACGAACGTTCCCACAGATTATTGTAGGCAGCAACAAAATTGGCGGCTTTGACAAGCTAGGTACATATTTAGAAGAAACCGGATACACCGGAACAGGACACACATTATAATGTTAATTGAAACACCATACAAAGTAAACGATACAGTATCATTTAAGTTAAGTTCGGGCGAAGAAATTCTAGGACGATTAGAATCAGAAGATTCATCTGGTTATACTATTCTTAAACCAATGGTTCTTATTGCAAACGAAAAAGGTCTAGGACTAGCACCATTTATGTTCTCAGTATCACCTGATGGCAAATTTAAGTTAAATATTAATAGTGTAAGTTGTATTGCAAAAACCGAAAACGAAATTGGAAAACAATACATTGCACAAACTAGTGGAATTCAATTGGTATAATATTTAAATGGCAAACACAGTAGCGTCTACACCAACTACAGAAACAGCACCAGAAGACTTAACTGGTGACACACACGTACATTATGATGTAGGTTATAAAGCTGCGTTTGCAGAAATAGCAAGTTTGTTTGAAGATATTCAAGCAGATTTGCGTATCGTTACTGATAGAGCTGACGACGAATCAAAAGGTATGCATGTTAGAAAAGCAGATAGTATTTCTAACAACCCTGCAAACATTGCAGCACAAGCAGCATTAATTGCAAACTTAGGTCCTGAAGGATTGTCAGTCATTAATGCTGAACTTGCTTCACCAACTGACTTTGGAAATACTAGTGCTGCAAATTATCAATCATTGCGCGGCGGAAGCGGAATGATAGGTGGCGGTGCTCCACTTGCGCCTGGATACGCAGGAAATACAGCAGCAACAATTACTACATCAACAGGTGAAGTAATTGCAACTAACAGTGCAAGTCTTGCAGATATTGTTGAAGCTCCGGGAACAGCTACAGGTAATGTTAGATATAACAACACAGGCGCTAAACGTGACTTACCGATTCAGCAGCAATTAATGGACATTCTTCAAACCGCAGCCGCAGCCGCAGGAGTAGATGTACTTATTAACAGTGGCGGCCAAGTTCCTAAAAGCGAAGGCGGTGTTGACGGACGTAATAGAACAGGCTCAAATAGACACGATCGCGGATATGCAGCTGACGTTGCATTGTATGTTCCAGACTTTGGCGGACGCAAACTTAGCAGTAATAATTCAGAAGATCTTGCCATCATGATTAAGTTTATGCGCGAGTGCAGAGATGCAGGAGCAACGTCAGTTGGTCAAGGTAATGGCTATATGGGCGACACAGGAATACACGTTGACATTGCATGGTTAGGACAACAAGCAGGAAAAATTACTGGCATCACTTCAAATAGAACGTGGGGCAGTTCATCAGCAGCATATGCAGGAGCACCTGATTATATGAAAGAGCTTATGGCACCGAGGGCAAATACATAATGGCTGATTTTAATCATGTTGACTATACCGCAGAACTTAATAGAATAATTGTAGCTCTAACTGGAATTAGAGATGATGTAAGATTATTGCGCCGCCGAATTGAAGATCCTAATGTAGGTGTAACAATTAATTCAGTAATGAATGATTTTCAAAAAGCTGTACTTGCTTTAAGCATGAGCGACCAGGGTGCAGGAAATGCAGAAACAGTTCGTCAAACAATTGCAAGCGGCACCGGTGTAAACGGCGGTGGCGGCAGTGCCACAGCAGTAACTGGTGATGACGGAAATGTAGATCCGGTAGCAGACAGAAAAGCAATACTTGCAGCGTTAGGACAAGATGTTGACAGTACCAAAGTATTAATTCGTGTAAACGGATTGTATTATTGGGAAGCAGACGCAACAGCAGGACCAGATGACGGCTTGCGCGGATCAGTACCGCAAGTTGTACAATATGCATTGGGTGCTCAAATAGGTTATCATGACCTTTCGTCTAACGCACCGAAGCCGGGATCACCGCCAAGTGCTGATGCTATTAATCCAACGGCAACTAGAAAGCGCTGGCCTGCTCCAAGACCAGAAGGACAAACTGCATTGCCGAATTCAAATCCAAATGCTGATCTAATTAATCCAATAACAGGCGAAATTATTCCTTTAACAGAAGAACAACAACGTGCAGCAGCAGCGTCCGGAAGTACTCCGACTCCTGCTACTAACGCTCAATAAAGATGGAGAGATAAATGCCAAAAGTACATAGAGTAGGTGATCAAGACAGCGGCGGCGATATATCTGCTACAGGTAGCGATAATGTATTTGCTAATGGCGGCCCTACACTCGGCGGAAGTATTGCAGCCGCACTTGGACTCGAAGATGTCGTAGGTATTGATGATGCAACTGCTAGAGGAATTATCGAAGCTAGAGCAGCAGAATTAGCTGCTGGGCGAGATCCAGATCTTAACGAAGCACTTGAACAGTTTGGAGCAGGTTCGCCAGGTGGAATCAATCCTATAGATGGTTCAACTGATGCAATACCTGCACCAGGATCTGATGCTGCTGGTGATGCACCGTTTGATCCTAATCGTCCTGCAAGCGAATGGCTAGAATTTCAATCGCACGTTAATTCAGCTGTACTAGATGAAACATTTAACAAAGCAGTTGCACTAGCTAGAGCAGTAGGTAAACCTTTACGTATCAACAGTGCATATAGAACACCTGAGTATAATGCTAGTATCGGTGGTGCTAGAAATAGCATGCATGTTCAAAAGAAGGCTTTAGACATTCAGTGGCCAGCTGACGATCTGACTGGTAGAATTGCATTTATTGAAAAAGCAATACAAGCAGGTTTTACTGGAATCGGATGTTATAATAGTTTTATGCACGTTGATATTGGTCCAAAAAGACAATGGGGGCCAAATAGTTCTGCTGCTAGTCAATATGAACAATACAAACCTATACTAAGACAATACGGATATAGTGTGTAAATAGGTTGACAATTTGCTTTTTTCAGCTTATACTATACAAGTAATAAGGCAAATAGAAAAGGCATTTAAATGAAATACAATGATAAAGTAATACTTACGGATGCAGACGGCGTTATCCTTAATTGGGAATATGCGTTTACGTGTTGGATGGAACAACACGGTCATACTCAAGTAGAAGGAGGCAATTTACTCTACAACATGAGTGAGCGTTTTAATATTACTCCAAGCCAAGCATGGCAGCAGGTTAAAATCTTTAACGAAAGTGCAGCAATGGGATTTCTCCCTGCACTACGTGATGCAATGTACTATGTTAAGCGACTACATGAAGAACACGGATATGTGTTCCGTTGCATTACCAGTATGAGCTTAGACCCAAACGCAAAGAAATTGCGTCAAATGAATTTGGAAAAGCTGTTTGGAAAAACAGCATTTGAAGAATTAGTTTGTTTAGACACCGGTGCTCCAAAGGATGAAGCACTTGCGCCTTACAAAGATTCAGGACTATACTGGATTGAAGACAAACTAGAAAATGCAGAATGTGGACTAGACTTAGGTCTAAAGCCAATCTTAATCGAACATGGATTTAACATGAACGAAACACTTCGGACCGGTATTACCAAGGTAACTAACTGGAAAGAAATATATAATATCATTACAGGAGAAAAATAATGACACAACCAACTCACGAAGAAATCGTATTGGCATTTAACAACTACTTGAAAGAGCATGCTTCATTCGAGGAAAAAGGCGTGAAAGCAGCAGCTACTCGCGCACGTACAGCACTAGGTGATCTAGGCAAACTTACCAAAGAGCGCCGCAAAGAAATCATCGAGAAAAAGAACGCAATGTAAAGGATGAGTATGTGGGAATACTGGTGTAAAGCCATTGGTACGAAAGCATACGAAGACAACAAAAAAGCAGACAGAGTTGCAATAATTAGAACCTTTTGGGTTGTAATAAATGTTGTAACCTGTCTGTTTATTATTGTCGGTAATGGCCGCAATTTAGGACTTTGGTAATGAGATTCTATCTAGGATCATGTGAGATGAAATGGTCTCACAAGGATAAAATGGAACAGCGCTGGATACGTAGAGAACTCGGTGAAGAACTATTTGAAGAAATTCAATCACACACAATTGTAATACTCCGAAGTAACAGTCAATCATTGCCCGGTGACATTTATAAGAGATGTGATGTGTACGTAGATATAGAAGACGATAGACATGCAACATTATTTGCACTAAAGTTTTCAAAAGCAAAAAAGGTAGAACTAGTATGATGTGGGCAGGATATAATATATCACAAGCTGGAGAGAACTTTTGCGTAGAAGGCGACTGGCCAGGTGAAGTTATGGGCAAGAACAAAGACGGTAGCGACAAAGGTTACGCATTGTATAGACCAGGCGATGTGTTTATCGTAAACGAAGGCGGTTGGCTTTGTAAAGTAGAAGATGTTAGTGCAATGGTAATGAAGTATGAAGCACGTAAAAACACCGCAGAAGCCTAAGGCTTGGTCAAATAAGAAGTACGAAGAAGAAATTGAAAAAGAGTTAAAGCCTCTTAAAAAGAAACCTAAATATAAGGATGATTATTTAGATGAGATGTAAACCAGGTGATATTGCTCGTATTATCTATTCAGTACGTCCAGAGAATATTGGTCGCATTGTAAAAGTAGTAGAGTATATTGGTAAGTTCAAAGAAGGCGAGCAGTTCGAAGCATATGGGCTTACTTGTACTTGTCTTGTGCATGATCACTTTTGGTGGATTGAAGGCAATGATATTGAAATCCAATTCGGTCCAAGCCCCAAGGCATACATTGCTGACACATGGCTAGAACCAATTCGACCAGAAGAAGAAAAAGAAAAGTCTAAAGAAGAAAAAGAACTTGACATCCATATGTAATGTGTTATAGTAGTGTTGCAGCAACGTAAAGGAACAATACAATGATGCCATTAGCAATAATCGGATTGTTAGTTGTAGGTGCAGTAATTGGTGCAGGTGCGTATTATCTGCTTAACAATGTCACTATTAGCAAAGGCAAGCGTAAATGAAACGCCCTAATCAAGCAGATTATACAAGTCAATATCAATACGAAAACGACATGGACGAATATCGTCAATATATGGAAAGAAAGAAAATGATGCGAACAGGATTTACTATCGGTGGAGCAGTAGTTGCAGGTCTAATCGGCCTAACTGTGCTTGGAGGTTCTTGGTACACAGTTGACCAAGGTGAACGTGGAGTTATTCTACGTAACGGTGCTATCACTGGTACAGCAGATCCAGGTCTAGGATTTAAGCTACCTATTGTTGACACAGTAGTCGACATTGATATCCGTACACGAGCAAACTTGTATGAAAATGTAATGGCTTACAGCCGAGACCAGCAAACAGCAGGACTTAATGTTAGTGTTAACTATCGTGTACCAGCAGACCAAGTGTTGAATGTATACGAAAACTACGGCAGTGTTGAAAACCTGCGCAGTCGAGTACTTGATCGTAAAGTATTTGATCAAACCAAGAACGTGTTTGGTCAGTTTAATGCTGTAACAGCGATTCAAGAACGTGCTCGTCTTGTAGCAGATGTACAGATGGCAATTCAAAATGCTGTACAAGGTCCAATCATTATTGAATCAGTACAGATTGAAAACATTGACTTCTCAGATGCATATGAAAACTCGATCGAACAGCGTATGCTTGCAGAAGTCGAAGTTCAAAAGATTCAACAAAACGCAGAGCGTGAGAAGGTGCAAGCTGAGATCAAAGTGATCCAAGCACAAGCTGATGCTGATGCTCGAGTTGCACAAGCTACAGCTGAAGCAACAGCAATTACATTGACAGGTAATGCAGAAGCAGAAGCAATCAATGCACGAGGACGAGCACTTCGAGACAATCCTACATTGATCCAACTTGTTAGTGCAGAACGTTGGAATGGTGTATTGCCAACCACAATGGTTCCTGGAGCAGCAGTACCGTTTGTTAACGTAAAGTAAACTAAAAAGATTAGGGCCTTAGGGCCCTTTTCTCTTGACAAACACTTAATACCAGTGTATAAATAGTATTGTAACGTTGAAGCAATTTGACGACTGAACTGGACCCGGGTGCGATTCCCGGCAGCTCCACCAAAAGGATACTACTGTGAGTAATACAACTTACTTAAAGTTACAGCGCATACTACTGCCCATAGCAGGCATACTTATGCTTATTGGAACAGTTAGTTTAGTATTTTTTTGATGGGGCTGATCAGGATCGACAGGCAGGATAGAAGAGTGGAGTTACCGGGATGTAAGCGCCGTACCGCGAACAAACTTTATAATTGCAGAAGCAAATATAGCATTAGCAGCCTAAGGGCAGCTACGAGGTAGTTAGACCTTGTTACCAAACATAGCAGGAAAGGCACCTTCGGGTGCTTTTCTTTTGACTTCTTTCTTTGGACACGGGGTATCTTTCTTTGGACAACATTAGTGTATTAGTACTTGCTAACTTACTAAATAGATGTATAATAGTAAACACAATAAGAAGGCGACCCAGTTAGCGATGCAAAAAAGGCTGACACAGGTCGCCTTTTTTTGTGGCTATAATTTCATTACATAGGAGAAACAAAATGAAAACTTTAATCGCATACGCAACAATCGCAATCAGCACAGTACTATTCACATTTGGCCCTGCTCACGCATTTATGGACGACACTAACGGTAATCACAGTGGCGGCGCAAATGCACAGATGAATGGCAATGCAGAAGGCAGAGGTGTTGCTACGTTTAGTATGAACTTCTCAGCAAGTGCAAACACCAAAGGCAACTTTGATGCAGACGGCGAAAGCAACATGCAAAATATGTTTAGCGGTAATGACTACGCTTATCGTCCTTACTACTATCCTGCAGAAAAGTAAAATCAAGAGAGGGCAGCTTAGGCTGCTCTCTTTTTCACTAACCACTTTTGTCTTAGTAGAAACACTGAGAGTATAAGTAAATTGTCAAAACAGACACACTTTTAAAAGGAAACAAAATGAAAAAAATTATGATGGTTGCCGCAGCGGCGATGATTAGTACAGCCGCAACAGCCGGTGACTTTGATAATACAGCAGTTAAGTTGACTGCTCAATCCGAAGCGTTCTCTGTCAGTGTTAAAGCACCTGAGACAGGCGCAACTGAATTTGCCGTAGGCACTACAGTTGGTCCAGTTGATGTGACTGGTACTTGGAGCCGTGATGGTTCAACTGATGACTACGCAATTAAAGTAGGTAAAGAAGTTGAAGTTGCTGGTCCTGTATATGCAGGCGCAAGTGCAGAGTTTACATTTGGTGACAGCTACACAACTGACACTCGTACACTTGTTGCAAGCCCATACGTTGGTGTAGCACATACTATTGGTCAGTTTACACCATATGCTGAAGTTGGCTATTCGTGGAAAAGCACATCTAACGATGTACTAGGTTTTGCACGTAATGATTCATACTTGGAAGTCGGTGCAAGCTATGCAGTAACTCCAGCAATGGCAGTCAAACTAAGCGTGTCAGAAACACGTGATATTGACTTTAAAAATGCTGGCGACAGAAATGCAACAGTAGGCGTTACTGTAGCGTTCTAAACTACGGGGATAGGCTATACGCCGTCCGAACTAAAGAGACTCTTCGGAGTCTCTTTTTTTAATTGGTAAAAGCAATTATTGCTATAGAAAAATACAATAGAAAATTACTGAATAATAGTAGATTTCTATTGTAAATACATGTATAATAACTTATCAGTAGAAACACTGAGTTATTAAGTTTTCACACACACAAGGAGAAATTATGAAAGAAGGTATTTGCGTCCCAGACGTAACATTTAAAACACGAGTTCGCGACGAATCAATTGGCGGAGACAATCCATTCCGTTGGCAAGACGTTACCTCTAAAGATTATTTCGCAGGCAAGCGTGTAGTAGTATTTTCACTACCAGGTGCATTTACTCCAACTTGCTCAACTTATCAAGTTCCAGGATTTGAAAACAACTACAATGCTATTCGCGATATGAAAATTGATGAAGTGTATTGTATCAGCGTTAACGATGCGTTTGTTATGAACAAATGGGGTCGTGACCAATGCGTAGAAAATGTCAAACTTATTCCTGATGGTTCGGGTCGCTTTACTCGCCAAATGGGTATGCTAGTAGACAAAGACAATGTTGGCTTTGGTATGCGTAGCTGGCGTTATGCTATGGTGGTTAACAACGGTGTTGTTGAGAAGTTCTTTGAAGAGCCAGGTCGTTCAGATAACTTTGGTGAAGATCCGTACGGCGAAACATCACCCGAAACAGTAATGGCATATTTAAAAAACAGTTGAACATGATCAATGAAAGAGGCTCTTCGGAGTCTCTTTTTTTATGGCTAAATAACTACACACTTAATGAGGGAACCTATTATGAAAAAGTTTTTATATCTTTTAGCATTGATGCCGTTTGCAGCATTTGCTAATCCAATAGACGATAACTGTCCACAGCACACTATTCACGGTGCACCTATCAGCAGTATTACTGAAAACACACAGTACATCTGTCACGGCAACTATGCTATTCATTATCGTTATGATACTAAGACAGCAGAGTTTGTTGTAGAACATTTGGACAAGACAGACATTACAGGACCTGCAAAACGCAAGAATGATTTCCGTACTGATCCAAAAGTTGATGATAGCAAAGAAGCATCATTAGATGACTACAAAGGACATCCATACGATCGTGGACACCTAGTACCTGCTGCTGACAATCGAACAGACGATGAGCAGATGAGCGAGAGCTTTTACCTAACTAATATGGTTCCTCAGGATCCAGGTAACAATAGAGTTATTTGGCGCATATTAGAACTAGGTGTAAGAAATACAGCAGCCGCTGGCAATGACATTTATGTATCAAGCGGTACAATCTACGAAGATGGTTTTAAAACTATCGGCGACGGAAAAGTGGGCGTTCCAACTAAAGTTTGGAAAGTAATTTACAATCACACAACTGGCGAAACTGTTGCATTTATTTTCCCAAACCAAAAGTACAGTTCGAAAGATATTCCAAAGTTTGTAGTTACAGTTGACGAAGTAGAAGCTGCAACTGGTATCAACTTCTTTCCAAAACTAGACGAAGCTGCTGAAGCTAAGTTTGATAAAACCAAGTGGCCTGAAATATTTAAATAAGGTTGACAGTTCTAAAAACTCCTGCTATAATTGTTATATTGTTTAACAAAGCAGGAGTTTTTTTATGACAATGTCGCTAGTAGGTCCTTACCTAACTACTACATCTTATAAGAAGCCTAAGCAAAAGAAGCGTACAAAGGCACAACAAGAACAGTTTGAACAATCATATCGCGAGTACAACAAAAGTATGAAGCGTATGGGATGTCATGATCAAATGATGAGTCTAGCAGACTACGACTTATATGTGCGTGGGCAGTATAAGCCTAAACTTAAAGGTGTATATGTAGCGCCCGAAACTAAATCCTATCAGCGCGAAACTAAACGATATGAAAGTTTCGGTGACGGTGTAGGTGTTGCTACTAAGAAAGAGTCTCAAAAGTACACTGGCACACTTATCAAAGGCATTGCTACTATGCATAAAAGCAACGCAGTACCAGTTATAGATCAACAACAGGCAATAGAAATTAGTAATATGCGCAGATAACTAAACTGCGTACATAAAATAGAGCTAAATTGCCTTAAATATTTAATGGGATATATAATGAAATTAATCACAGCCGTTACCGCCATCTTAATGTTTAGCGCGGCAGTTGCAAGTACTAACGTTGTCGCTGATACATCGTCAGATGTTCCAGGAGAGTTGTTTACTAAAGCGCAGCGTCCTGAAATTTACTGTTTAGCTAAGAACATCTATTTTGAATCGCGTAACGATAATCTTGCAGGCAAATATGCTGTTGCAGATGTAGTACTTAATCGTGTTAAAGATAGCCGTTATCCAGGAACTATTTGCGAAGTAGTCCGTCAAGGCGAAAAGACTGCAAGCGGCAATATGAAAATCAATCGTTGCCAGTTCAGTTGGTACTGCGATGGTAAAGCAGATACTACCCCAAATACAGAAAAGTGGATCGAGTCACAAGCAATTGCTTATCAATTAGTTGTAAACAATACTATGCGAGGTATTACTGAAGGTGCAACACATTATCATGCAACATATGTTGATCCATACTGGAATAAGCGTATGGATTTAGTTGGACGCATTGGCGCCCATATTTTCTATAGAGCTCCGTAAGTTAAAACAAGGTAATTTATAAAATGTTTTTAGCATTCATAACACTAGCAGTAGCATTGTCGATCAGTGCAGTTGCAATTTATTATTCAGTAGCAGGGCTTGTGGCTATATTTGCAGCCGCGGCAGTTCCTATTATGATTATGGGTGGTACACTTGAAATTGGTAAATTAGTTACAGCACTTTGGCTACATCGACATTGGAAGCAAGCCACTTGGTGGCTAAAAAGTTATCTAAGTGTAGCTGTAATAGTCCTTATGTTTATTACAAGCATGGGCATCTTCGGATTCCTAAGCAAAGCACACATTGAACAAACTAGTGCAAGCACAGAAAGTGTTGCACAAGTAGAACGGTTAACTACAGAAATTGCAAGACAACAAGATGTAGTTAAACGTGCAGAACTAAAGATTAATGCATTACAGACTCAAGGAACAGGTAGTGATGCTAATGTTCAATCGCAAATTGACAAAGAACAAGAACGTATTGACAAAGCATTTGAACGAGTACAACCTGCTATTGATGAACAGAATTTAATTATTCAATCACAAGGAAAACTATTCCGTGATGAGCTAGCAAAGATTGATACTGCACTAACACAATTACAAAGTTACATCGATGCTGGCGAAATTAAAAAAGCACAACAGATGGTTGGTGCAAAAGCTGACGGAGCATTTGGTCCTAACACTGCTACTAAGTTTAGAGAATGGCAAGATGCTAGACAGCAAGATCGCGCGGCCTTACTAGTTAAAATAGAACAAGCAACTAATAATCCGCAAGCTCGTGCAGCCGCTGCCGAAATCAAACGCCTACGTCAAACTGCTGAACGTCAAGTAGCCGACTCTAATGCACTTATCAATCGCTTACGAACAAACATTGGCAAGACAGATAAGACTGCTGAAATTGATGCACAAGTTGATGAACAGAATGCTCGAATTAAAACTGCTAATAATAGCATAGATACTCTAACAGAAGAAAAGTATGCACTTGAAACTGAGTACCGTAAACTAGAAGCAGAAGTAGGTCCAATCAAATACATTGCTGAATTTGTTTATGGCGAGCAAGCAGATAAGAATATGCTCGAAAAAGCTGTTACATGGGTAATTGTAATTATTATCTTTGTATTCGATCCATTAGCTGTATTATTGCTTATTGCAAGTCAATATACATTTGAATGGAACCGAAAAGGTCGTGAGGGAGACGATAATGACAATGAGTCTAATAGAGTTGATGATGAATCATCAAAAGAAGGAACAGGAACCAGCCAAACAGACGGAAGTATTATTGACACCGGCAATGTCGACGAAACAATTGAAGCAGATGATTCCGTGCATAGAACCGATGATGTTGTTACAACCGATGTCGACACAATGGCTATTGAACAAGCAAGAGCCCAACGAATAGTTGATAATGTGCCACCTGATTTTACAACAGTTGAGTCTAATAATATTACAATAGAAGAACACGCTAAAGAATATTCGGAAACACCTGTTGTCGAAAAAAAAGATATAAAATCATCGGAAGAATTAAAGCGTGAAGCTGAATACGATTTAAAAGAACAAGATGAAACTTTTATACAAGGCAAAACTGACTGGAAAACTGCAAACCCAGATCAAACACTAAAGCATTATAAAAACCTTTATGTTAAAGGAGTTATAGATTCATTACCGTGGGAAACTAATACAGATAGTGATAACTATAATGCAGACGAAGGTTATAAACAAAATGCTGAACAAAACGAAAAGACACTTTTTAACAGACTACGTAGCAAATAGGTTGTAAGTGAGTAAAGTTAATATAATCACGCCACCTGATAAATTGTTTAATGACAGTTCTCAGGTACTAATAATTTTTCCAACTAAGCAACTTCGATTAGAGTTGCAAGAAACATACCTAAGTACTACTACAGACGATGTTAATGTATATTACTTCGATAAAGAAGTATATGCAGCAAGTGACATTGATTGGTTATTATCAGTATTTCATCTATCTAATATTGTTATAATAGATGTAGATAATACACCTTCGTATCTAAAAGACCTATTAAGTTATATGATATCCAAACCTAAAACATTTTGGTTGACAACCAATCAAAATTCAGTGTATAATCATATAAGCAACAATAGAATACATACGCTAAATTTTTTGTCAAATAAAGGAGACAATAGCAGTGGCTAACTACGATGACAAACCTGCAGGGCGCGGCCTTACAGTAGAAGTGCGCAATGGCGATTTTAATTATGCTTTGCGAAAGTTTAAAAAGAAAGTACAAGAAGATGGTATTCTACAAACTTTGCGCGAGAAAGAGTTTTTTGAAAAACCAAGCATTAAACGTGCAAAAGCAAAAAAAGCCGGCCGGGCTCGTTGGTTGAAGAAACAAGCCAAGATGGACGGTGATACAACAACTACGTCAGGTAGCAAACGGAAGCGATAAATGAGAATTGATCAAGATATCAAACTAGACTACAAGGATGTACTAATCCGCCCTAAGCGAAGTACACTTAAAAGTCGTAGTGAAGTAAGCCTAGAACGTGGATTTACATTTCGTAACTACGTTCCAGACTTTCCAGACAACATAAAAGACGAACACTATCGTGGCATTCCTATTATGGCTGCTAACATGGACGGTGTCGGCACTATGGAAATGGCCGACAAACTAGCAGAAGGTAATATCTTTACTTGTCTAGTTAAAACATATCCAGTTGAAAACCTAGTTGATTACTTTAATGCAGGTATCAAAGAGCGTACAGATAATGTAGCAATGAGTATCGGCACTAGTGACTCAGACTTTAATAAACTTGTTCAAGTATATGAACAATGTGAAGGCAATCTAAAATACGTGTGCATGGATATTGCAAACGGATATTCAGAGCACTTTGCAGCTCGAGTGCGTGATGTGCGCAAAGCATTACCACATATTGTAATCATTGCTGGTAACGTAGTAACAGGCGAAATGACGGAGGAACTTATACTTGCCGGAGCTGATATTGTTAAAGTTGGTATTGGACCTGGGAGTGTTTGCACTACTCGTATCCAAACTGGTGTTGGATACCCGCAGCTCTCCGCTGTTATCGAGTGCGCTGACGCTGCTCACGGTCTCGGTGGGCATATCATTGCTGATGGCGGCTGTACCTGCCCTGGTGACGTGGCTAAGGCTTTTGCTGCCGGCGCAGACTTTGTAATGCTTGGCGGTATGCTTGCCGGACACGATGAAGGTGGTGGCGAAGTTATTACCAAGTTCTACGAAACAAATGAAGTTGATAACGAAGGTTATCGAGTAAGAGAAATGAAACAGTTTGTACAGTTCTACGGTATGAGTAGTGACGCAGCAAACACAAAACATTTTGGCGGATTGAAAAACTATCGTTCGTCAGAAGGTCGTGAAGTACTTGTTCCTTACAGGGGCGAGGTAGCACGAACAGTACAAGACTTGCTCGGAGGCATCCGTTCAACTTGTACATACGCAGGCGCTATGAAGCTCAAGCAACTTAGCAAATGCACAACCTTTGTTCGTTGTACTCAGCAATTTAATGCTGTTTATGCGAATAATAATAAATAAAATCGGAATGCCAAATGGGTTCCAATTAATCTTGCTTAATTAAGGAGAAATAACATGATTAAACCAATTCGTGATAGAATTCTTATCAAGCCAACACCTGTTGAAACAAAAACAGAGTCAGGCTTATATATTCCAGATACTGCATCAGATACAGCACCTGAAAAAGGGACTGTGCTTTCTGTAGGCAGCGGACGAGTAACACAAGAAGGAAAAATTATTTCTTTTGAAGTTGCTGAAGGGAATATTGTACTTTACCCTAAAGGCGCTGGAGTTAAAACTAAATCCAACGGTGATGATTTGATCATCTTAACTGAAGACCAAATCTTAGCAATTGTAGAATAAGGAGAATATTATGACAGCAAAAGACGTAACATTCGGCAATGATAGCCGAGCAAAATTATTGAAAGGTGTTGACACACTGGCAAACGCAGTGCGTGTAACACTAGGTCCTAAAGGACGTAACGTAGTAATTCAGAAAACTTATGGTGCTCCTGTAATTACTAAAGACGGCGTATCAGTTGCAAAAGAAATTGAACTAGAAGATGCACTTGAAAACATGGGCGCACAGATGGTCAAGCAAGTTGCCAGCCGTACAGCAGATGATGCAGGTGACGGTACTACTACTGCAACTGTACTAGCACAAGCTATTGTCAAAGACGGCATGAAGTTTGTAACTGCTGGCATGAATCCAATGGATCTCAAGCGCGGTATTGACAAAGCTGTAACTGCAATTGTAGGCGAATTGTCTGCACTATCAAAGCCATGTACTACACAAACAGAAATTGCACAAGTTGGTTCTATCTCTGCTAACAGCGATACTACTATCGGTAACTTGATTGCAGAGGCAATGGAGCGTGTTGGCAAGAACGGTGTTATCACTGTTGAAGATGGCAAGAGCTTGCAAGACGAGCTTGAAGTAGTTGAAGGCATGCAGTTTGATCGTGGATTCTTATCGCCTTACTTTGTAACCAACCAAGATCGACAAGTTGTTGAACTAGAAGATCCGTTTGTATTGTTAGTCGATAAAAAAGTATCAGGTATCCGCGATCTGCTTCCAGTGCTAGAAGCAGTAGCAAAAGCTGGCAAGCCGTTGTTAATCATTGCAGAAGATGTAGACGGCGAAGCATTGGCAACGCTAGTTGTTAACCATATGCGTGGACTAATTAAAACTGTAGCAGTTAAAGCACCCGGCTTTGGCGACCGTCGAAAAGAAATGCTTGGCGACATTGCAGTGCTAACTGGAGCAACTGTTATTTCTGAATCAGTTGGTTTGACACTAGAAAAGACCACTGGTGAGCATTTGGGTCAAGCAGCTCGAGTTGAAGTAACTAAAGACAATTGTGTTATTGTTGATGGTGCAGGAGACAAAGATGCTATTGCAGCAAGAGTTAATGCAATTACTACTCAACTTGAAAATACTGAGTCGCAGTATGATACTGAAAAACTACAAGAACGTCTTGCTAAATTAGCAGGCGGTGTAGCAGTTATTCGTGTCGGCGCAGCAACTGAAGTTGAAATGAAAGAGAAGAAAGATCGTATTGACGATGCACTTCATGCAACTCGTGCAGCAGTTGAAGATGGTATTGTTCCCGGCGGTGGTGTAGCACTTATTCGTGCAAAGCAAGCTGTAACTGCTTTGAAAGGTGCTAACTCAGATCAAGATGCAGGTATTAAAATCGTAATGCAGGCAGTCGAAGCACCAGTTAGACAAATTATTTCTAACGCAGGAGATAGTCCGGATGTAGTAGTAAATGGTATCTTGAGCGGCGCTGATAACTACGGCTACAATGCAGCAACAGGCGAGTATGGTGACATGCTTGAACTAGGTATTATCGATCCTACTAAAGTTACTAAGACTGCATTGATTAATGCAGCCAGCGTAGCAAGTTTGATTCTAACTTCCGAGTGTACTATCACTGAAGTTAAAAAAGATGATAACAATACCGTTCCGCCTGGAATGCCAATGATGTAATTTATCATTGATAAATAATTACGGAATGCCGAAAGGGTTCCGTAATTTAATCTTGCTTATTAAAGGAGAAAAAAAATGACAAGACTTACAACTTTAGACTTACCTAACTTTCATAGAGCCACTGTTGGCTTTGATAGAATGTTTAATGAACTTGAAAGACAGTTTGCAAACAGTCCAAATGGAAACGGGTATCCCCCATACAATATTGCACAAATCAACGACGACGAATACATGATTAGTATTGCTGTCGCTGGCTTTGGTATGGATAACCTTGATATTACAAAGGATGGAAAGATCCTGCGTATTGAAGGAACTGCTCCTAAGGGAGACGAAAATGTAAACTACCTACACAAAGGAATCGGCGGACGCAACTTCCGTAGAGAGTTTACACTTGCTGACTATGTGGAAGTCGCTGGCGCAACACTAGAACTAGGTATGCTTAACGTACACCTAAAGCGTGAAGTACCAGAAGCACTGCAACCTAAGAAAATCGCTATTAAAGATTACTCAGGTGCAGTACACGAAGCAATTGAAACAGACAGCAAGTAAGCAGTCTAGGGGGAGGTAATACTCCCCCATTTTATTCTACGGAGAAAACGCATGGCAACAGATACTGATGTAAAAATTGATGAAAAAATTAAAATTACAATCAAAGAACCATCTAACTATAATGTAATATTTTTAAATGACGATTCAACTCCTATGGAATGGGTAGTAGAACTTTTAAAAACGTTATTCAAACATACTACTGCTAGTGCAGAAGCATTAACAATGGATATTCATAATGAAGGTTCTGCAGTTGTAGGAACTTATAAGTATGAAATAGCAGAGCAGAAGGCAGCGGAAGCAACTACTGCAAGTCGCAATCACGGATTTCCACTGCAAGTAAAAATGGAAGAAGCATGAGCAATTTAAAAGAACTTACTTGGGAACATCATAAGAACGCTGAACGTCAAGCATTCGTAAAAGAGATGTTTGCAAAAGAACCACAGATTAGTAAAGAACGATATGCAACATATTTGTTCAATCAACATCCTCAATACAACATGCTAGAAATGCTAGCAATGATGCATGGACTGTTTGACGGCATGCCCGAATTGCGTAGAGCTCCACGTATTCATGAGGACTATCAAGAACTTTGGGATAAGGACAGTTTTGATCAACCTCCATTAATGCCTGTTGTAAAAGAATACATGGATCATTTAATGTCAATCAAAGATGATGCAGACAAATTAATGGCACACGTATATGTAAGACACATGGGAGATCTAAGTGGTGGACAAATGATTGCTAAACGTGTGCCAGGCAGCGGCAAGTTTTATCAATTTGATAAAGATCACGACGAACTTAAAGAATTAGTACGTGCAAGGCTGAGCGATGATATGGCCGACGAAGCTAAAGTGTGTTTTGATTTTGCTACAAAAATGTTTAAAGAGTTGGGCGGCGAATGAGTGTTATATGGCAAAGACTAATTGAGTGTAAAGATGAGATTATACAAATCTTTAATGACAAAGCCGTTGAATTTGAAGAGCCCGGGCTTGCTCACTTTAATAATGATACTTGGGTCAATCGTGTGTGGCGTAATGATCATGTTAGGCGTGCTCATATCGATGTAGTAGATGCTCGTGACAGCAAAGGCTTGTGGATGATGCATGTATGTGTATTTCCAACATTAACTAATCCTGGACCTATTTACGGGTTTGATGTAATTGCTGGCAGGACTAAAATGACAGGTGCGTTTCACGATCTCAGTGCAAGTGCTGACTTAGATAATCCTATGATTGCAGGATACAAGGAAGCTGTCGCAGACTTTATTCCAACTAAGCAACGACAGCTACCTGAATGGGCAACAAACATCTTTACAGACAGGATGCTGGCCGCAGGTAATGTAAGCACAGAAGAAGAAGCAGTTGCTATTATTGAACTAGCATTAGATAACCTTCGTGCATACTTTGATGAAATTGGTGAGTTTACTGGTACAGGCAATATAGATCTAGTTGCCGCAGCACAGAACTATTACTGTCATAATCAGCAACAGAATCCGCACACTCCTCGAACAATGAAGAGTCTAGGTCTTGACGAAGCAGACGTTGATAAGTTCTGTACTGATATGTTGTTTCCTAAGATAAATACTTAAAATAAATTAGGGAATTGCAATGCGTTGGAACGAATTTAAAACGATATTAGCTGAATCAGGTCTAAGTAAGTCCTATCTGCAAAAGCACAGAGGTCAATATCTTGATGCATTAATCAATATGATTGCTACTGGTAAAGATGTTGAACTAGAAGGTGGATCAAAAAACACATACGGTAAAACTGTAAAGTTTGAGCCTTCAGAAGCTGAACGACTTGCACAGATGTTCTACGGAGAAAATTCTCCAATTGAAGATAAAGGTGAAGTAAATGCAGATGAGCAAGGTTTCCTAATACCTGCGCAAGCATTACCGTCGTCAATAAGAATTAAATTAAAAGGCAGAGACGAAACAGTTCCTACGGGTGACATTTTTAAAACACCAGAAATGAAAGGTTCTAAAAAACCGTTTAACTCTGGCGATGTAGGCGAAGCATTCTTAGGAGCAGCATGTACTGCAAAGTTTGAAAAACTGGGCGAAGAAATTACCGAAGCAGATGTTATAAGTATTCTTAAAAGATTATCAGTTAAAGAAGAAGGTAAGAACAAAAGAGGTATATTAAAATCAACTGCAAATAATGATAATATAGAATATGTATTAGTATTAAATCAAACTAGCTTTGGCGCATTGTATCAGTCAGTACAATCAGGAAAACTTCCTCCTGAAATGATAGGTTTAAGTAGATCTGCTGTGCAGTGGGCAAATAAAAGCGCAGCGGTTAAAGAAGCAATAAACCTTGCCGTAAATGACGAAAACAGCAATACCATTATTATAAACTCAGACGGAGTTTCTGATCAAAAGGGAACGAAAGCAGATTTGTTTTTAAATTTTGATAACAAGACAATTAACTTGATCAGTGCTAAAGCAGGTGATGTAAAGCAGTTTGGGCAAGTTCCAGGCAACTCTTATGAAAAAGTACAAACATTTTTTAAGAGTATTTTTGGAGTTGACATCAGCGACAAATATATTGAACAAATGAACGGCAGTGATGCTAATCATAACTACCCTATTTTTAAAGAAGTATACAAAGATGTAGCAGATGATCTTGCTAAGGAACTAGCAGGGAATACAGTAGCAGAAGTTAAATTTATAGAGCGTTTATACAACGGCATTTCGTATCATGCTTCGCTTAACGATCCTAAAGTTAGTATGGTGATATTAAAAGCATCACCAAACGCCCCGGGTTTTAAAGAATTAAACTTTGGACAAGAACTTAAAGATGCAATGGAACAATTTGATCTACAAGTTAAGTATCAAGCAGATCCGCCTAAGATTGGAATTTATGGCAGACCAATAGGCACTGATGCAATTGAAGAAACAAAACTTGCAGGTAATTCGTTGTTAATACAAGTGCGCACAAACTTAAAAGGCGACAGCTCAAAAGGTTATATTCGTAGCCTTATCGAGATGGGCGGATTGTTAAAAGCAATAGCAGCAGTTGAAGATGATATAGCAAATGCTGCTGACACTAAAGCTCCATCTAAACCTGCAGAGCCGGCAGCTACAGAGCCAGCAGCTACAGAGCCAGAACAGCCGGCAAACGATCCCAACGCTAAAATTTAATTAATTTTATACTTTTTCATTTTAGCAATCAACGCAGTGCGGCCTATGTCTAATGACTGGGCCGCTTTTGTTTGATTACCGTTTGCAAATTTAAGTGCGTTAATGATGCGCTCACGCTCTATATTTTCTAGCTCTTTAGACAAACTGTACTGTGATTCTTCAGGCATTACTTCGCCACTGGTTTCCCACATTTCGTCAAACATTTTGTAAAAGTAGTTCTGTTCTTCTAGCGTATTCATTTTGGTCCTATTATATGTGTACTAAACTATCTAAAGATGTTCACTTAAATACAATATGAAGTAC